AGACCATCAAAACCTCCATGGAAAATGTTGGTGTATTTGGTGTATTCCGTAAACCGATTAAACTCCACCGAAGAAGAGCCCAGCAGCGTGGCTAGCGTGATACGACCCGGATAGTCTGAGCTATTGTTGAGGGTGGTGTCCACCGTTCCCAAAACCAAGCCCTTTCCAACAGAGGGTCGAGCATTACGCACATAGGCTGCTCCCTTCATGTGCTCCGCGACCGTTCCTGTCAATTGAGAAATGTGGCCGGCCGAAGTCAGCGTATTTGGCAGTGCCACGTTTGCCAGCGTAAACTTGTTGTTGTTGAACATGTCTGCACCGGTACCGGTTACCAGTGTATCCAGTTTCTGAATCCCACTAAACCTGGTGTAAGCCTGCACAACATGATTCACAGTCGTTCCCTCATTGGGGCGAAGAATGTCGTTGGTACCAGCCCCAAAAGTTCCTGTTACAGGAACGGCTGTACACTGGACTCCCCAGTAAAAGCGTGTATCCACTCGCTCATCGTTACCAGGTTGGCCAACCCAAGCCGCCGAAGAATTGATTGCTCCCCGTGTTACCTTAAACCGATAAGGCAGTGGTGGAACAATGGAAGATGATATCTCCGCGATTACAGCGGGGATTGTAGACATCTCTGCGCCGGCCAAGCGAAGGGGAGCATCAACACTACCAACAGCCTTGCCTGCAAAGATGAATGTTGTATCATTTTGATCCGTCAATGAATCAGTGGTCTTTAATGTTGGAATTCCGCGGAAGCCAAATGGTAACACCTTACCAGGAAGCAATTCCTTATAAATGTCCTCATTGATCTGCACTCGAATGCGTGATGATCGGTTCGCGAAACGACCCTGTACAGAAATCCTTCTCTCATCTTCGGTGGTGGCATCATGATCGAAAAACACTTTTTTATCACCGATGAGACGACCGATAAACCGGTCGCTATCCCGATCCAGATTACACTTGGTGTACTGCTCCAGAACAACACGGTCCATGTCAGTATCATCAAATTTTCTCACCTGTACGTCGAATGTCCCAAAGGGATTTGCGGGATTAGATGATGCCCGAATATTCGCAATTGAAATTTTAAACTCATCATTCGCAAACTCACCATCCGAAATGGTCTCAAAGTAAAAGAGATCCCACTCACGGCCTCCCATAGGCTGCGAAATGAAATATGTGGTTCGAGGTGTCGTGTATCGAGTGTCAAACCGCCCAAAAGCATCCTCAAATACTTCTGTCTTATCACCTGAAGACAAGCTGGTGTTTTGTGAACCTGATAATAGTCCCACAGCAGGTCCATCCTGGACAGAAAGATTCGCAACTGTGGTTGATACAGGAAAATGGTTGTAAAGCAAATGCTTTTTCTCTTGAAGCTTTATCGGATCGGTATTAAGAATCTTTGAAATATAGAAATTGCTATTCGGATCCAGGGATGCCGTGTATATCTTAATTCCATTCTGACCGTCAGCCTCTCCAAAATCAACGCCATCAGAATTGGATAGTACAAGCTTAAATGTGTGGGAAGGCATATTTCCGGCAGCGCCATCAATCACAGTCGCAAGATCGTTAGTGACATTAGACGGTGAATAAGCCTGATCATAATCCAAGATCTGGAAACAAGTACCGGTAGCTGTAAACAGGACTCCTCTAAGCAGGTTGATGTTATCATTTCCTGCCCCAGTTCCCTGGAAACTATCGTTATCACTAAAAATCGGATATCCCGTGGTCTCTAGCGCTGCAGACACATAATGGCGTGCAGCTATAAATTGCACACATCCTCGAGCCTGTCTTGCATCCAGTGAATCCTGATCCTTTGTGCTTCCTGAAAGAACAAAGCCGGCATTGGTCACGGTACCCTGGTTTAATGTGGTATTTATTTGTGTCTGCGTTTTATTTGAACCGGCGCCCAACACCCTTATAAAAGTGCATGCAGTCCGATTTCTTAAAAATTGGTTAACTGCGTATGGACCAAAACGCTGGGGATCCAATGTCCCAAATCTTGTTTCAAAATCGGCAAAATTTCCAACAGTCACTGGCACAAAGGCCGGACCCATCTTGGAAGTACCGATAATTCCTGCGGGAATTCCAGTGGGGGACGATGTCCTCTGTGAAAGATCAATTTCTCTATCAAAAAATCCCGGTGAACGAAAAGTTTGCTCGGCCATGTAGCTCTCCTCTAATCCTGACTACTCACTCGAAACATAAATATTGTTGCAATTTTCAAAATACCTTTACGCATTTTAAATCATACATAAATTAGGCGTCGATGTCGGTCAGGCCTGTAAATTCGGGCGATAATTCGCCTGTCGATAAATCCTTGTACACTGTTTCACCCTTGATAGTTGTCAATTGACTCTCAAGAGGAACAGCCAGTTCTTTACCTGTAAACGGATTGGACCCAAGCTGAGGCGCGACATATCGCATTTTTCCTCCATGGGCTCCACCGAGTGAAACTGTTAGATCCTGTGTTAATGCATTGTTACCATCCACATCAGGATCAACTGCCGGGAGACCATCTGCTCCCAAAATTGATGCCCCTGGATAGGGTGCACCTTCATCATCCAAATCTGTCAAAACATAATCGGCCGGATCGCCGGAAGGCAACCCGCCTTGTTCTCTATTAATTAATTGACCACTCACTTGAAAAATATCAAATACCACATCCGGCGCTGACATAAACGAACGCAGCGCATTGGGTGAACCAGGAAATGATGGGTTAACCACATAAGCCGGAACCTCAACAGAGAATGTATATCGCACAATCCTTTCGTTATCCGTAAAATCATCAAAATTGCTGTTGGATCCTAAATCAGCTCCGACATATGCCACAAACCAATAACCCTTGTCGGTTTCCACTCGAAACGTGCGCTTGTGCATATTTTGATATGCACCCATCAACACCGTCAACATATCATTCATCTGCTGTGTATATTGAGTCCAAAATGTTATCTCATATGTCGCCATAAAATGCTTCATAGGAGGGATAGTGATAACCTCATATATATTTTTGTTGTCCGGTTTAACAGCCAGCAATTTACCTTGTCTCACTTCTAGGCTCACCGGGGGCTGTGATCTACGAGAGGCAACCTCTCCTGGTAATGCCAAAGTATCAGTGGGTGCATCACTAAAATGTTGATTGCTTGCCAAATTATCCTGATATCTTAGGTTGGCTTTGTTCAGTAGCCTTTGATAGACAGGATCTTCTTTGCTTAATCGTCTTTTAATCACTAGCGGCTGTGCTTGCCCTGGACCTGCACCACGGCTGATTTCCTGGCTTATTCCGGTTCTCATCATGGAAATTAAGGGCAAAATCAACGCCCCAGCTTTATCACGAAGCGGTCGACGCCGGCGGAGGATGGCAAAGCGCTCTCCTGTCGCAAAAATTACGGGAATGCGGCGGGAATCTTTTTCAAGTTGAAAATAAAACGGAATCTCGTCATTAAACAAATTAAAAAGTGCACGATCCACATCTTCAATTGTACATGTTGGAATAGAAAAATCATCCGGGATGTTTGTTCCCTCATATCCCTGATCCAGAATATTCTGATCTGTCTTTGATTTTGAAAACCTAGTAGACACCTATTAATCTCCTATCAAGAATCAGCATAAAATGCCGAATCAATCATACCAATCTCATCTTCTTTCCCATCACCACCCTTTGGCGAAACCTCAGCAGGTCCAGATATGGGTTTATCTACAACACCCTTTTCTTGCAGCGATCTCACATCGCCTGTTGGGCCCTCGGCATTCTCTGCAAATCCACGCTGTTGAACGAATGTGGTCTCGATAGCATCTTCATCAGAATAACTTTCGTCCGTTGGACCAATTGGTACCTTATCAATTTGACCTAACCGTGCCTGTTTACCCTGCAATAAGACACCTGTTGTGTGCTCAATTTGACCATAAATTGTGCCTTGCTGGATCACGGATGTAATTTCAAAAAATGTGTCGCCATAACTAAAATAATCTCCTGCTAATGCATCAATCTCTTTATCCAACAGATCACGGCTTTGGAGATAAGCTTGGATGCCATAATAATATTCCATCCCAAATTTGTCGGCTGTCACGTCAGAAGGTTCCCAAGTCACACGCGCGCTGATCTCAATAGGTGGATCAAAAACCTTGTTAACGGACTCTTCATAAACATCATGCACTTCCGAAAGATCTTCACGCACATGATAATAATAAATCTTTTGTCCTATTACATCCTTGACAATTTCTTTATTGACATCTGCAATAAAATCAATTTCACGAGGTGTGATGAATAATCGAGCCATTGTCTATCTCCTAGCCCATAATGATTGCAGCACCATTGGGAACAGGTATACCTCTAAGAATTCGTTGTAGGTTTTCCACTTCATTTGCTTCAGCCTCAATCATCTTACCATAGGTCATGCCATCCAGCATCTCTTTTAATTCGGTACGAAGATTCGTTTTTTCTTCCTGGCCTTGGCTCACCAACTCTGTACCGTTGAGTGTTAATTCTGTATCTGCGATTGGTACAGAGCCAAACTTTGAACGAATATATCCCAATAATTCCTTGCATCCCCCCAAGCAATATTGGCGAATCCATTGTCGCCCAATACTATTGATTCTTATAAACTGCAAATTGCCATATGGAATATTTGATAAATTAGAAACTCCATATATTGTGCCATCCTCATATGCAGGACTGAATGGATCTGGATTAAATGCCACATTGATCCATAGTTTTTTGGGATCATCATGTGTGGGTTCCGGATATATACGAATCTTTGTGCCTATTATTTTATACGAATAATTAGATCTTCGTACCCTGCTAGACAAATCCATCATTCCAGCCCGTAACACGTCTTCAAAAACAGGCAAAACGTAAAAGATGGTTTCCGGTGTGAATGATTCAAAACTAAATTCATTATTGAGATAGTTTATGGCAGAAGTTGTATCAAAAAACCTGTATGCAGCCTGTGAGGAGAAATGAAACACTTCCATGATCTTGAGCTTGGTCTTTGGATTGTTGGCTGCATTATCAAATATCTTATTATCATCCGCATCAACCAAGTCATTATAGATGTCATAATCCTGTTTTTTCTTAATGAGGCTAATTGAGCCTGACATCATATTGAAAGACCCGCCTATTCCAGCATCCATGGCATAAGGCTCTGCTTGCCGCAAAGGAAATTCGTTATTTTCCCTGGGGAGCATTTGCTCAAAGCCATTTGGACCGATATTATGGGAACCTGAAACAGAGCTTCCGGTTGGAAATCCCATTAGGTTCATAAGCTGTGACTGAGCCTGGTACTGGTTAACAATAGAACCATATTCCATTAAAGACTCTTCGAAACAAGCCCAAATTTGTTTTTTTGTAAGCTCAACACTCAAGATATCATCGCCAAGCTTTCGCTTTACGAATGTAACCATCGAGTCGGCTTCAGACATGAATGCGCTATCTGTGTCAAACAAACCAAACGGAGTAGGATTTCTTGTATTAAGAAAATTTGCCACTGCAAGTCTCCAGCTAAATATTCACTAATAAATATCGCGTTCGAATGAGGAATGCTAAAATGTTAGAGAAAAGTATGCGATCGTTTATGATTGCTATAAAAAAGGGGTCGACCTAAGTCGACCCCTTCAAGTTCATACGAAATATAACTTTATACTAAATTATGCTTGTGTAATAATATCATTAACAATGCCGCTCACATACCAATTAGTACCATCGCTCCAACACTCTAGAGTATCTCCGATTTTAAAATTGCTTGAGTGTAACGTTAAGGTCGTCTTATTTGCAATAGCTACTCGGGCAACTGTAGCAGCGTTAGTATTGTGGTGATAACCACCTTGCATTACTGCACCGCCTCCGGTGATGACGTGTGCGTATGCTGTGGTAGCTACGAAACGAAACGACAAACCTGCTGCAACGGCAGGCAGGGTGACTGTCGACGCGTTCGACCCCCCCATTTTAACAATGGCTCCTGTGTCTTCTGAAGTGAGTGTTGCAGTAGCGCCGGCGCCTGTCAGACTGACAATCTTCGCCGGAGCGCCCATTAAGCTATTTCCTTGTAAGCTAAATCCTCCGCCTCCGCTTTGGACGAGCCCTTTACCTATTGTGTACTTTACTTGTGGCATAATCTTTTCTCCTGTGTTCGCATGCTCTCGATTCCCCGGCGGGTTCGGGTGATTATATTGAATCGGACCTGCAGATAAGTATTCGATTGAAACGCTATTTTATTCAAAGAATTTCAGGGCCCATGCAAAAAGACCCATTGCAACTTGAACTGCAGCAAAAATGGTGATTGCCTTTGTCTTAAACGTCTTGAGATCTTCTACTTCACCAACTAGTTCTTTCAACTGTGTAGGTGAACATACATCATCAACCTTTTCTTTCCATTGCTTGAGCTCATCCACTTTATCTTCGCGAACTTGCATTTTAGCAATCTCTTGCTTTACATGTTGAATCTCGTTCTTAAGGCCCTCAATATTATCCGATAACCTCTCTAGTTCCTGAAGGACAAGGCGTGAATATTCATTCCAGCTATTTTGATTTCCATTAGTCACGCAATTGCTCCTTTTCATCCAGCATTTTTTTCAAACGACTGGCGCCTAAAGCTTTTTGCAAAGCATCTTTGATATCTGTTAAACTACCTTCATTTTCCAAAAGCTCTATCGCATTTTCAATACTGTGAAGCATCATGGAGTTTGAAGTAATGTCCCATGCCATCCCCAAAATTCCTGTAATCTCATCACCGGTTGATTTTCGTGGAATTAGTTTACACCAAAAAAGTTTTTTCTCATGCTGCACAAAATAAGAAACTAATTCATTACCGAATGCCTGCTCATGGCGACGAATGGATTCATCTCGTAGTTCCGGACACTCAAACATTTCCTCAAGATTCTTTGGGTGATTACATGTAAATGCATTCCCCCATTTAGAAATTATCGCATGATCTTTTCCAATAAACCACATAGTCACAGGAATGGGAAAATTGGAAAAGAAATCCTCAAACATCCTAAAATCGTTTTTTAATTGATCATCTCTAGAGGTTAATTGATCACACAGCGCGTGTAGTTTTTCAATGTTCTCACTCATAGGTTTACTGGGTGAAGTTTTCATATGAATAAATATAAAGTTCAAAGCAAAAAAAAACGGGCTGCCAAAAATTGGCAGCCCGCAAATTCAAAATCTAAAAGATTTAGATAATGTTAAGATCCAAGACCGTAACAGTCCCGTAGAAATCGCTACGAACCATCTTCTTACCATAGCGAGTCATGACACCCTTACGCGGGGTGAAGTCCTCAGGAGCGAAGATAGTCGGAGTGACGATAAGCGGAACATATGGAGCATAAACATACCCAGTCTCAAGATAACTACCACCCTTGTAACCAACAAGAATCTTGTTGCGGGGGAAGTAGGGGTCCTTGTAGACTGTGAAGCGATTGCTCAAAGTTCCAACCTTGTCGGCACCGAGACTGAATGGAGCACCAACCTGGCCATCACCATCAAGGGTGTAGTCAGGACGATAGAGCACCGAAGCCTCAAGCATGGTAGCAACATCAGGTGAAACCACGATGAAGTTAGCGGAACCACGCAGCGTCAGCCGGTGAATCTCATTAGCAACATCAATGATGGTCTCGACAAGAGTCTCATACCACTCACGAACCGTACCTGTAAAGGCTGGTCCCGGTGAGAGTGAAGAAGCCTTGGTAACTGCATTACCATTCTCACGATTAACAAAGTTACCCGGAGCCCGTGACCAGTAACGCGAAGTCTTAGCCTGCGTCAGGAGGTCGTTGAGAATCTCACGATCAATCTCTAGAGCAATCTGCTCGGAGAGAATCTGTGTAAGCTCAACCTCAGCATCCAAGCTGTGATACGCGTTCAGGTCCTGAGCAAGCTCTGGGGACCAACGTGCACGCAACTTACGTGTAACCGCAGTAACTGCAATTGACTCAACCTTGATGTCAATTTCCGGAATAGTCGGTGAAGGTGACGAACCAAAATTAGACTCGAAGGTTGGAATGGTGAGAGTATCACCATCACTACCGGCATTAAGAACCGGATCAATCGGGAATGACAGGCTTACCAATCCAAGTGATGCCACATCAGAGGCATCAACACCGTTACCAGAACAAATCAGCAACAAAGCACCTTCGGAGTTTGAAGGAGATACCAGCGGATTCGCTGTAAATGCAGAACCGTCCCAGGTACCAAGCTGGTTCAAACGACGAACGTTGACCAGATTAGTGCTACCCTGTACAGCGTTAGCAGTAGTAGAATCCACGTTCTTGAAACCTGTACCACCAGCCACTTGACCTGCTCCATCACTGAAATACAGACCGAAGTCTTTCGCCATGGTCCAGTCCGGTGTACCACCACTATTGATAGTATCACCAGAAGCATCAAGGTTCGCAGTCTTCAAGATAACCGCAACGTAGGTGTTTGGTGTTGCAACACCTGGATTGTTTTCAATCTTGGACGTCAGTTGAGGATCAAACTGTATCAGCTTACCATCACTACCTGTTGCTTCCAAATACACACCACTATCACCACCAGCCGAGAGAGAATTAGCTCCCTGATATGCACCAGAAGCAAATAGGTCTCCAGCCGCAAGATTGGATGCATTATAAACGCGCGAATAACCAGATCCGGCCAGGTTATACTGTCCGCCGACTCCCAATGAGCCAGAACGGATGCCCTTACCAGTGGGCTGGTTGTAAATGGAACTACCGCTAGGATATACTGCGGCGCCCGCGGACGTTGACCCGCCGGCTCCATCAACACCACCTTGACCCGTGCCATATGTGTAATCCAAGTAGAAAAGCAGGCCAGAAGGCAGGCTCATCGGCTGGATAGAAACGAGTTCGTTAGCAACAAGGCCACCGAAAACCCGACGAACGATCGGGAAAGCGATATTGCTGAAGCCACGAAGATCACCGGAAGATGTCGTTAGACCTCCACCGGTTGAGATAGAGCTTTGCTCTCTAAGTACTTGGCCAGCCTGGTTTTCAAGCATGCGCGACATGTTTTCACGTTTGGTTCCTTCGAGTCCACGAAGGAGACCGGTGCGCGCCCACTTGTCAACAAGGCGACGATTGTGGGTACCCAGATGTCTCTGGCGTATACCCTCTGTCAGTTGATTAAGTGAAAAAGTCTTCATTTTTATTCTCCTTTAATAAATAAAAACACTGGTTTAAATCGAGTTAGTTCTTGTTCGAAATTCCCGCAAGAACAGCCCATCGATCTACCTCATTTCCATTGTTGGTCGCGCTAGCTGACCGGATTGATCTGGAAGACGAACCGAGCGTTCGGGGGTTGCGTCCCTCAGCAAGTGAGCCCTTAGGGCCACGCTTGTTCAGAGAAGCAGTCAAACTCTTATAAAGCAACTTTGCTTCACGAAGAGTCTTAGCATTATCCAAAGCCTCAACGATTGCTCGCTGTTGCTTGGTATTGAGATTCCGGTTCTGCATCAGCTTATTGACATACAAAAGCTTTGCATTGAACAGGTTCATCTCAGTAAGCTGACCTTTAAGAGTACCAACAGCCTTGCGGTACTCAACCAGCTTTTTCTTGAGAGCGTGATTTTTACGGCTCTCATTCATTCCTTTAGTCTGTCGACGTCGCCGGCGTTCCACAACAGGCACATCCACCTCTGCAGATCCAAGCTCATCGGCGAGGGCGTTGATCAGGTCTTCCTCATCAACATCAACAATCACATCACCAAGATCCTCACCGCCGTGATCCAGGTATGGATCAGCATCAACGGCTTCATCTTGCTCACGAATGCGTCGCATACGCCGAAGTTCCTTACGAAGAACAGCTTCATCAATCTCAAGGACTTCTTCTTCGGCCTCTTCCCCGACTTCAACCTCTTCCTCTTCAGCACCGACGGTAAGATCCAATCCTAAGGCAGCGCCAAGATCTTCAAGGGCCGCTTCGGCATCCTCAACGGGAATCACATCTTCGATTGGACTTGCCTCAGCTTCAACTTCATCTTCGGCAAATTCAATTTCTTCATCCTGCTCACTCAACCCACTAAGGTAGGTCTCAAGCACCTCATCGGAAATTTCTTCCTCGGCTTCCTCTTCGCCCTGAACGACAACATCCACGTCCAAGTCTTCTAGGCTAGCCGAATTTTCCACTCCCAATACCTCGACATCATCTTCATCGAAAACAACATCGAACTCATCTAGATCGCCCTTGCGATCTCCTTCATACTGGCCTTCGAAAAGCCTATCAAACAAGGTGTTAGTTCGTCGCTTTGACATTTTTTTTATCTCCTTAACAATAAAATTGTACTTTAAACGAATATTCTTTGCATTCGCCGTACCTTCTGTAAGTATTACGTCTTTACGTAAACTTATCATTTCTTTTAACAACTGTGTGTAATATTTGCGGACAGACTCCCATAGTGTGGAATCCCTTTTAACAGTCCCGACATGATTTAACAGCCTATTAAGGGCATTAAGATTTTTAGCTATACCGTCTAGGCTTTCAATAAGCCCAACATTTTTTTGAAGTTTAGAAGGATCTCTAATTAAATTTGCCAATGCGCGTGCTGATTCAGCATTTAAATTGACCAATAAATCTTCCTCCTCATCTTCTTCAGTTTCAACTGCCATTTCTCCTGATGAAACAGCAATATTTGCCTCACCATTGACATTGATATTAACAGTTTGTGAAGAATCATCATCCTCAAAAGATTCATCATCCAGATCTAGCACATCTTCAATGCTATCAAAGCTCTCTTCATCGCCCATGAGCTCTTGCTCAATCAAAAAACGAATTTTTGGAGCCATGGCATCGATGATTTTATTTTTAGCATTTTCTTCCGCTAACATTTTTAATTTTCTTGCATCTGCAATTGCATCATCAAACATTGTTGACATTCTAGTCTCCTCACTTTAAAGTAAATATATTAAAAAAATAGTTTAATTCACTTACTTTTTTTCATTTGTTCCCGCTGTTGCCGTAATTTCCCCGCATGAGACCGTTTCCGGCGCCTCTCACCTTTCGGCATAAAAAATGAACGATCCTTAACTTCTTTCACAATTCCTTCCTCTTTGCACTTCCGCAAAAATTTGCGAATAAGTTGCTCGGTGGTCCTAATTTTACCACCTAGCTTAACACTAACATTGATTGGAGTTTTTTTTCCCACAGCTTACTACCTTCTCTTATCCTTGTTTTATATTACTACAAACACAGCTTAAAAACCCTTCGAGTTTTGATTATGTATTCTTTTTAGCGTCTTTTCTATTTTAGCCAAAGTTAATTCATCATCGCTTAAAATATCTTGTAATCTATACGCTGTAATTTCGTCTTCATCATCTTCAAGCGCTATGGCAGCTTTGGGAGGGCGATGAGCATATCCTTGTTCGGTACCTGTTTTAAAAGCTGAACTAGACGTAAATGAGGGATTGGTCGAAGAACCGCCAGAAACTGCCTGAATTTTTTTAGTCCAACCAGGAAATGGAACGATACTGTTTTTTGCAAAAGGCATACCAGACTCAGAAACTCCTCCAAGTCCAGGTGTGTTTCCGGCTACGTAATAAAATGGATCTGTTTTGTTTTTGGCAAGAAAATCAACAGGTGAATAACCTAGATTAACTTTTTTTACAAATTTATCCAATTCGTCCTCGTCAAATGCCAAATCATATTCCTCCGTCTCATATTCATCCGGAGCCGTATATGGAAAAGTGTCACCAGAATTGCGGGGCTCATTGAAACCGGTAGGGCTGACTTGTCCATATCCCAGGCCTTTTCTATCATCAGGGAATAAAGCGCCATGATTACGATATGTACCTTTGGTGCTTACCTTTGCATGACGAGAAATTCCTGTTTGTTCTTGCATAAAACTAAATAGGTTTTAAAAAATAACTTTACACTAGAACTAAGCAGGACCTGTTGCACCAGAATCACCGAGAAGATAATCACCCAATGTAACAGCCTCTACATCCTTGTAGTCCTTGTCATCCCAACCGGTACCATCTTTCAAGATATTAACGGACGCATTTTGAGGACTAAGCAATGTACCTTCACCCACAAATGGAGCAGACGCCTTGTGCCCAGGATCATTTGCCCAATCAGATAACACTAAATCCACAGATCCATCGGCATTCTTTCTAGGGTCGGGTTGTGCATAGGGATCTGCATTTGGGGCAGATTTCAAGTTGGGAACAAAAGAATTGATTGGGTCACCCGGTGAATAAACATAATCCCATCCTTGCCCAAAATCGTAAGCCGGAGGTGTTAACACGCCATAACCCAAATAATCTCGATTAAATGGTACCTCAAATGCATAATAACCGCCTGAATCTTCAACAGCACCCCGCATCACCTGAGTCCGAAATGCTTTCTTTACCAGGACATCAGTCATTTTTGGATTGTCAGAGGTATCAAGCACTAATGGACTTCCATGGAAAGCCTCAGAGAGTATTTCGGAATCCGCTGTTGAAAACCCATTTAGGGATCCCAGACTTCGCTCAGTAGGTTGTACAGGTTCTACAACAGTTTGGGGTGTCGGCATTAGGTGATATCTCCTACCAGCTGATCAGGTGAAGGCTCGCCTGATTTAGGAACTCCTCCAGCATATCCCGGCATATAATTTCCCAATAATTCGGATGAAACATCCTTAGGATCTGTACCAGGAATAACGGACCACCCTGTATCATTGGTTCCATAGAGCTGATCAAATGTTGTTTTTTGAGGAGAAACAGCGGTTCCAGGACCCATAAATGGTGATGACCCCTTATTTCCATCGTCATTAGCCCACTCTGTCATCTTGGGACCTGGTTTGGGCTGCTGCAAAGGATCAGCGTTGGGAGACGACATAAGATTAGGAACAAAAGAATTAATCGGGTCGCCTGCCTTTTGCCATTGAAAATCATAAGCAGGGGGTGCTAAGGGTGCACCATCATCCAAATCAATGGCTGGACCTTGAAAATTAAGATTAAATGGAATTGGAAAACCCCAGTATGCACCGTCTTCTACGACACCATTCATCACAAAAACCGCGAAAGTAGTTTTCACTGCCGCATCGTTCATGTGTTGAATTTCTAAGGGATCACCATGGGGGGCAACTTCAGCGTGTTGGCCTGTTATGGGACTGGCTGAGAATTGCTGCGCCAAGGATTTATAATCCGACGTTCCCATCCCTCCCTGTGTCTTGACTTTTACATCAACTATAGTTTGGGGAAGAGACATTTATCAATCTCCAGTGTATTGTGACCTACCTGGATTTGTCGACATTACATAATCACCAAGCTTTGTTTTGGCGATTTCTTTCGCGGTTTTTGACGGACTGATTCTGCCTTCACCACTTCCATATGTTTGGTTGGTTGGTACCTGATCAGCATTAGGAGGTTCAGGTAAATCAGTGGGATTTGTAGATCCTACACCGGGAGAAGCCACGTTCGGAACAAACGGAGTCGCAGGAAGACCAGCGGCGCCAGTCTCCACATCTTCAAGATTAGGAGCATCCGGATAGGTAGGGTTATACTCTCCAAAATAATATCCTCCATCATTGATGGGCTTCATTAGAACATCTTCATATTCAGCCGTGACAGACTCATCTGTCATTGTCTGCCTACCAATAATTGGTGACTGAGGAAATGCTTTGCTCAAAAGCTTTGAGTTAGCCGTGGAGTATCCCGCAACATCACCCAATCCACCGTCGGTCTTAAGCGGCTCAACCATTGTTTGTTTTGAAGCCATTTTTTTCTCCCAAAATTAATTTAATTACAGTTTCTTAATTATTCTTTTCCGCAAATGCTTTTTGGCTTCCGCAATGCGAAAAAGACGCTTTTTCAATTTATTCTCTTTGATTTTTAGCACATTCATCCAATCGATGTCTTGTTCCAGAGAATCAGCCAATTCATCGGCAGGGACTTCCTCAGCCTTTTCAGCCACTTTTGTAGCATCCTCTTCACCTGTCTCCAGGACTTCCATCATCTTTTTCTTTTCTTGTAACACCAGGCGCTTAAGCAATGCCGGTGTTAATTTAGTTCTCTTAGCCATTATGAATTTCCTCCTACTAGGAACCCTATACGCTTATACATATTTCACACACGGCGATTCTTTACAGAGTTTTTTAATTATGGCATTTTTTTATCAGCAAATGCTAGCGCAGCCCAGTTTTCCGGAGCTGCCCCAAAAGAATCAAGAGAAGTACCCTGGGCACCTTCGGACATAATTCCAGGAGATGGTGCCATTCCTGGATAGCTTTCTGCCTGCGCCTGTTCCTGAAGTGTGGTTGTAGCAGTATCGGCCAATATTGAAGCCATTAAAGGATCGCTGGTTATTTGATCAACTGTAGTCTGTACCTTGTTTTCAAACTTGACATTGTCTAGTGCCTGCGTTCTTTTGAGATGCTGGCGTTCTATTTCCAGCTGTTTTCTTTCACGCAAATGCGTAGAATGTGTATTGGTCTTTTCACCAATGCCTTCGGACAATATCTCTACCAGACATTCTTTAACTAAAGACTTTAGCATTTTTCTAGAAAGCTTTGCCATAATTTCTATCTTATTCCCACGTTAACACATCGTTAAACAGGCGATCAACCCTATCTGTCTTATTGAAAACCTTTTTCAATTCGTCTTTTCCAATCTGGCGACCTTCTTTCATCATAAATGCACCGGGTGTGGAAGGTTCTGAAACAAAATCCCAACAGATTAACTGGAAATCATCTTGCACAATGTCATAATCACCCTCCTGTCTTGTAGATCCAACTCCGCGGGAAGATATTCCTAGTGTAACACCAGATTCCACCAAACTTTTTAAAATCTTTCCGCATGGCGTATCCAAAAGTTCAACAACCCCATATACCGAATCATCTTCCATATAGGCTTCACGAATGATATGAGAAACATTTTTAAGTTCCACCACTGAACTATCTGGGTGATCACATTCTCCCAACGCGCGATTTTCCCTAATAAATTTCTGATAATTGCGAATTTCTCGCTGCAAAATATCTTTTGGATACATGCGCCCATTCTGGTTCAACGTTTCAGCTTTTTGTAATATACCTTTCATCAGAATTTTTCCGCCATTCTTTTCCATGGACTCTTTAATCATGTCCTTGCTGTATTCAAACGGGGACCAGTCGGAAATTACTTTTAAATTAGCGCTCACATTGATTCTCCAAAAGCTCTTGTTTCAAGCTTGATATTGTTAGAAGACGGGAAACAGTGACATCATCAATCTGCTTCACTTGAAAATTGTTGATCTTTTTTATAACATTTTCTATTTTCTCATTTAAGACATCATTATTGCATGTCTTCGAATATTCCTGGATTTCCTTAATTGCCTGCTTTTTTAGCTCATCATATTTTTCAATCTTCACGGGACTGTTTAAATCTGTATCAAAAACATATTGCATGACAATATCTTGTTGTTCTTTATTTAAAGAATCTCCATATTTTTTATTAAATTTTTCATTCATAATCTTAACGGTTAACGCATTGATATTTTCCGTCCCGCATTCTTCATCATGCAAAAGACTATGCACGGTTTCAGACAAAAGCCAATTCGTAACCTCATTTTCATATTTTACCACACGGGCAATATCGGCTTTCTCATTTTTTCGCCAGTCATTAAGAAGAGTCTGAATGGTGGCATAATCACGATATTCTTTAATTCGCTGATTATAAAAAGTTGAATCATCCAAAGTACAATTAATTTTTTTAATTAATCCTGATTTTTCATGGCGCAATTTATTCGCATTAAAATTCCTGGAAGCGTTTCTTGCATCCTCCAAAATCCTTGTTGCCAAACCTTCACGAGGAACGCGCGTTTTTATCAAAGCATTAAAAAGACGAAATTCCCGATAAAGCTCTGTGCCAGGTTTAAAACATTCTCGAATTATCTGAAGTATTTGTTTGGCTTTCCTGTAATCCTTTTCCAAAACAGCTTTTGACATATATTTTGTCAATTGCTCAAATATGATCCCTACATTTCGTTTTTTATTGTGAGATCCTTTATTCATTTTCTATCTCTCCATCATTTCCATGATCTTCCGATAATAGTGAAACTGACTTCTTCAAACCCAACGCATTGCCCAGTCTTCCCAAAGTACGTTCTAACTCAGAAGTCATCATTGCATTTTGACCAATCCTGCTATTTAAATAAGTATTCAAGAAAGAGTCTTCCACATTTTCTCCAAAAGGATTTTTAAGTGATTCCTTGTCATAGGGCATATTCATGGAATCCTGAGCACGGCCTGGGCGTCCGACACTGGCCATCTTGGCAAGATTCGGCATATGTGTAGAAGCCGGTCCTGAGGTAACCTTTCGGCTTTTCTTAATAGGCTCATTAAACACATTTCGGATCTGTTTTTGGGCTTTGGCTGGAGCATTCATATCATTCAATGATAGCTTTAATATATCATCATCCTCGTCCTCGTCCTCATCCTCGTCAATACCCGAATCTTCATCGGACGGTGTTGCTATAAGCAATGGGCCATCTGTTTCATCGCCTGCGAACAGACCGCCACCTTCTTCATCTCCTCCAGCCGGCTCTTCAGTTCCGCCGGTCTCGCCGGCCGGGGGCTCGGTGCCAACAGTTTCAAGCTCCGAGTCCCTAAGCTTATCTTCTTCCCTACCTTCTTCGATTCTCTCAATCTCTAGATCGGTTAAGCCCATCACATTTTTGCGAATCCAAAATCGATCCACAACACCCTCGGGAGCTGTTCCAGCAATCTCAAATCGAGTGCGAATTAATTCCAGTTTTTGCTGTTGTGCAATTGATGATGGGTTTGAAAGAGCAAGATCAAAATCAATTAGATCATCACCCTCATATCCGTGACAATAAAGGTGAATCATCGCTAGTTTATTAAGTTCTGATACAACAGTTTTTTGAATTCGTTGAATTGAGCGAGAAAACCTAATATCCTCTTGTGCCAATGTTGCTTTTGCCCCAACATCTTCGTCATAACCCAAATATGCACGTGGAATCTTTAGCGCAGCGAATAGTTTCTTTTGGATGTATTCCACATCTTCAATGGCTGCAGTGTTCTGGCCACCAGCCAGTGTATCAATTTTGGTGCCAGATTCACTACCCCTCACAGGTAAAAAGTAATCCTCATCAACTGAAAGTGGATTATATCTCAGATCCACTTTCCCCGTTGTTTTATCAACCACCTGACCACGTTTTAAACTTGTCTGTGCCTGCTGAAGATAATCAGCAACATTTTCGGGAGGTACATTTCCCACATCAATGTAAAATACTCTTCGCTCAGGCGCGCGGATGACGCGATAAACAAGCATGGCATCTTCAATCAAAATCAACTGGCGCCAGATTCTTCTAGCGGATTCCAGCACACTCGTACCGTATGGAAGAAATGCATCATTTGCCAGGAGCCGAAAATGACTAATTTGCCAGTTTTCAAGAACCGTGTTTCCCTGTGTCATCCATCGAAATCTCACTGCAGCTGGGTTATTAGGATCAAAGCCCTCTTCTCTCTCAATCTCAGATATTGCAATTGGAAAAGCATTTATCACGCCATATTCAGGAGATATATCATTGAATAGAAAAAAGTCTCCATATTTGCAAAGATTTCGCACCCACATAACCAAATTAAATTCAATATTCAAAATGTCATAGAAGAGATTATCCAACAATTCATGAATGCGACGATTCTCTGAATAGATGTGGAGAACTTTGCCCCTTTCATCCGGTGAGACAGTCTCTTCCGAATAGATGTCCAAAGCTGAAGCAATTTCCGGTGTGGCTTCCATTTCGCTGAAGTCACTATATCGTGACATCCGATCAAAAGCGCCATATGCGCTTAAAGCGCTATTATATACATCACTATGCGCGCGTTGGAATAATTCCAGCGCAGTCGAAGCTCCGGGTTCCGCAAAATTCCTGACCTTTCTTTTGATGATCGGGCCGGACCTAAATAATTGTGTTAGTCTTTGAAACAGGCTTTGGGTTTTTCTCGGCATCTCATTTCCTCTTAAGCAATAACTATTTTACTCATATTACAAAAATTTTAAACCTTAAACTAACCAAGATAAATCGCCATAAACAGGATGGCATGATCCACTAACTGCGGCGAATGGCTCATTTAATATAATTGGAATAAATGGATTTAATTTTTTTGCCACCCACGGACTCTCGTGTGATATTTGACTCTGACTTTCATTGACCTTTAGCGCATCCAGCATCGCCTTATTGACATCGACTGTATATTTGTTATAAGAAGGTGTTGTATCATATAACCAAACGCCAATAGCCACTGACATTACAAGATCATCATTCTTTCCCTTTTGTGCCTGGGCCTTTGCACCCTTCCAAATGAATGTTTTTAATTCTTCATATAACCTAGAAGACGGAATCTTGAGTTGGCGATTTCTTATTACTTCTTCCAGCTTGGTGAGAATCTGATTTCGACTCTGTCCTGAAGTAGTAAACCCAATTTTATGCAAATTACTTTCGCCTGAATACATGCTGGCATAGCGATCCTTAGAGCTCTTGAAATATAAATTAGGATACCCTAATTCCTGCAATTTCATAACCACGGCATAACCGTAAGTATTATTTTCTGGACACAGAAGTGCCTTGTTATAACGCATGCCAGCCTCATTCAGAAGCAACGCAAACTGATCGGGTGGTAATTTACCTTTATACTCCGCCACAATCTCAGACTCCATGGTATCAATCACATGAAATGCCGAATAATCAGCTGCATCCCCGCGGGCGACGTCTGCAGAAATAATATAGTGATGTTCAGATAATGCATATTTCCAAACCCACACACCCATATCAGGACCCCATTTCTCCAATGGATTTTTAACACCAGCCCTGATGTATTCTATATCATCTATTGTAAGGAAGGTATCACCGCTAGCTGCAAAGTCACAAAGAAATTCTTGCGCAACTTGTTTCCTAGAAAAGTTTTTGGATTCATTCTCAAACCATTCTTCATCGTGTTCTGGATGTACCCACCATGGAAGCTTAATGGGATTAAACTCATTTTCCCCCTCATCAGCCTTCATATAAAGCTCATGGTATTGTCCACCAACACCATTAGGAGTTGAAAGAACAATGGAGCGCCCACCAGTTGATATTGTAGGATAAAGGCCCATCCATAGCTCATCAAAATTTCTCACAAATGCAGCCTCATCCACAATCAAAAGTGATAAGGCCTCAGAGCGACCAGCATCATCTGATGTGGGAACAGCTTTGATCTGTGAGCCATTGCTAAACTCTAGCGATTGCTTATTGTTAGAAACAATTTGGGGTAGCACAAGCCATGATGGCAAATTTTTTATGGCTACTTTCACTTTTTTAATAAAATTTTGTGCAACTGCTAACTTTGTCGCAATAACCAAAACGCTTTTATCTTTATAAAAAATTGCCATCCATACGGCATATGCTGCTGTAAGGGTAGAAATACCGAGTTGCCTCGATTTTAAGATGATGTTGAATCGGTGATCTACAAAATCCTTGAGACATTCATCCTGAAATTTGTAGGTTTTAAAAGAAATCAAGCCGCGGGTTGGATGTTGGATCTTAACGTATTTATTTAAAAAATAAACTGGATCTTTTCCGCACTTTACTATTTCAGTAACTTGCCGTTGCTTGCTCGTAAAGGACATTACACATCAACTTGAAGATCTATAAATCTGCGATAATATGCAATTTTTCTAGGAGAATTAGATGTAGCCTGAATCAGCTCTAGATCGTCTCGATTAGATAACTCTTTGGCCTTTAATTCATCGCCTGTTTTATCTTTAAAATCATTCTTTAAGATCTTTAGAGCTCCCTGCAGCCTTTGCATGGACTCATCGGCTAAAACCACCACTTGATCTCGCATGCTGCGCTCACTTGCAAAATGAACTATAGTTGAAAAACGCAGGCTCAGGGTATCACCTTGCAAAGTATACGTGATACCGCTATGACCATTGCCACCTTTTCCTACAGAAAAATCTAAAATATTTCCAATTGCATTAATTTGACTGTTGTTTAACATATGCCACTCCGTTTGTCTATAACTATCACTTACTATATCATCTTACCATCATAGTTGGTTGACACATTATGGATTGAATGAATTCCTCTATTTCCACTGCGTCCGGTCGCCAGCCATTTTGCCATTTTTTTCTATATGGCTCTGCCCACTTATAAGCACAGTCTTGGCAACATTCATATTTATCATAAGACATGAAGTCTCGCAAATCTCTCATTAAAAAATCGCAAACCGGACATTCAATTGGAGAAGGAGAAGTGGAATCCTTATGCTTAATTAACATTATGCCTGCATTAGTTTGATAATATACACGATCTCCAAAATATTCTTTCCACTCATCATTCATATACAACCCTGGCATCCTTCCCAACACTATCAATGTCTAAAACATTGTCTACAGCGTCTTTCACGGCATCTACATGCGAAATAACCATGATATTCTTAAACCATTTCTTGAGTGAATTCAAAAGCCTGTTGCATGATTCCACATTCATTTCATCTAAAGCCCCAAATCCTTCATCAATAATAAGCATATCTGTCTTTGGTAAACAAGAAACATTAATCAATGCCACACGGATGGCCAAACTAGCCATCATTTTTTCCATGCCACTAGCACATTCAATAATTCGCTGTGAATCTCCATAATTAACTATGATATCCATATCATTGGAACCTGATTCTGCTGTGAGTTCAACTGTAAATCCGATAACTCCTTGCAAAATCTTGGATATCTCAGCATTAATGATAGGCAGTTGAGATGTGATGATTTGTAAAGGAATTCCCTTCTTGGAAAATGCGCCCATTAAAATATCGTAACACTTCCATTCCTCAAACAATTTCCCATACTTTATTTTTTCTGCCGCTATTGTTTTGATTTCTTTTTGCAACAATGCGATAGACTCTGAAGCTGAGATTCTCTTGGCATCCAGCTTGGATATCTTATCTCTCAACGTGGTAATTTTACGACGTAGGTCAGAAACAGCACGTGCATTGGAATCCGAAGAGACTCGTAGTTTCATGCTGGAAAGATTGTTCTCGGATTCCGCCAATAGCTTATCAGCCTTATTTCGCTGAGTCAGCAATTGATTTAATGACATCTCATCACGTGAATCATCCAGCAATAAACCAGATTCCTGTTGCAAAATTTCCGTGTATTTGTCTATCTTGGATTGTAGCTTTCGCTCTTCAAGTCTTTTTAAAGCCCTACGACTGGCACGAACACTAGATATAAGATCGTCAGCCGCCTTCTGCTGTATGACGAGAAGTCCTTTGTTGGTGTGTGAATCCCTGATAAATTTGCAAGTTGGAAACTGAACACCACAAGGTACTTCACTCAATCTTTTCACTGATTTTTTCTGTTCCTTTAACAGATTCTTTTCTTTTTCGTGTGTGTGCTCCAATTCCAAAAGACTTTTTTCCAGATCACGCTGAATATTCAATTGCTCCTTCAGCTCATCAACAGGAAATTGCTTCTTTAACTTACTAATTCGTTCAATCTTTAAAAAGCTATCTTGCCGGTTCACCTTCATCTCGCCAATCTTTTCTTTCAATATAACTTGGGCAGATTTTATTTTTTCAATCTTGGCGGATTGGTCATCTACATCATGTTGTGTGACAGCATCCTTGTCTTTGTGAGTGGCTAACGTAATACTCTGCTGTTCAAGACTGGCTCTCGCATCCGCGCATTGCTTGTCGAGTTCTTCCTTGCGAAGCCGGTAATTATTTAACCTATCTTCTTTCTCAGCAATTGCAGTGTCCCAATCCTTGTCAGGGACATTTTTTAGCATTCCTTTAATCTCAGCCGAATCTTCCTTCGCCAAATATGCCATCTTTTCAAAAACATCTAAATCTAAAAACTTGTTAAGAATTGTCTTTCGCTGTGTCGCACGATTCTTGATGAAGGTGTTCATCTCCCCCTGGCTTGCTAAGGATGTAAGGAGAAAATCCTCAGCCGTACCGACCAGGGTTCTCATAGTTTTCTCAGTCTCTCGACGCTGTTCACCATTCAAATCCTGGATTACTTCACCTTCAGCATTCAGGCGTGAAAGATTAAGATGTGTAACTGCGTGTACCTGTCCGGCTCGTGTCTGATGCTTTACTGATTGGCGCTCAGCACGATAAAGATTTCCATTCACAATAAAATCAACTCTTCCAAGACAATGCCCCTTTCGAGAATTAATGATGTGTATATTCTTAATTGGTCCTCTATCTGTGGTATTGAAAAGAGTATACATCAATGCACCTGCAATAGATGATTTTCCGGAACGATTTCTTCCAAAAATGCCGGTAATACCAGATAATTTATCAAAATTGATAACATTCTCCTTTCCATAAAGAAACATGTTCTCAAATTCCAGGTTCTTAATGGAAAAGCAGGTATTGCGTGGGGCTTGTTCCTGGCCGGCGAGTTGATTGATATATTTGGTTACCAGTTTTTCAATCCTCTCCCACATCTCCTGTGAAATCTCTATCTCCTTATAATACTGTCCTAAAAGCCTCATGTGAATCTTTGGATCCCGTAAATCCTCATGGAATATCTCACCATCAGCGGTTTGAATAGCAGAACTAAAATTATCAGACTGCTCATATTTGAACACAATCTCAAAGGGTTTCTTTTCTTTTTTTAGTACGGCATAAAGCTGCTTAATCTCCGCCTGTGATATCAGGTCATTGGCACGGATGCGAAATCTAGATTCATCGGGATGAAGTCTGGCATTTTCCAAAACTAATCCCACATCACCATCCCAATCCAGCGTCACAAACGGATGTCGATGAGCCACAGGATAAAACGTGCTGGTATAGTGATCCTTATCATCAATTTCCCAATACAGGAACCCTTTTCCTGGATCTTCACCATAATTCTGCTGGACGGTTGACCCGCAATAGGCAATTCTTTTCTCATCATCCAAATATTGAATGCGATGGATGTCTCCTAAAAAGGCAAAATCAAAACCTGCAAAAAAGTCAGTATCAACCTCACCCTCAATTTGCCAATTGATATCAGTTGCTGAACCCTGTACAGCACCGTGATAAAGGGCAATGTTAATGTCACCTTTCGCGGGAACTACATCTTTCCACCCTTCCTCATCGAAACACGAAAACACTCCCCAGTTGATTCCGTCAATTCCGGTGGGGTAAATACCAGACGTCTTATAAAGATGAATTCTAGGGTTGTTCAGTGCCTTGACGATAGGAGTAATAGCATCTTGTCGATGTTTATTAAGAACCAGGCCATCATGATTACCCAAAATGACATGTGTGGGTGCCAATGCAGCTAAACTGGTAAACCACCAATTTAATAAATCAATCAATTCGGGAGAAATCCCTTGGGTCTTGGAGTGAACAATGTCACCACCAACATAAATGACATCAGGTTTCAATTCCGCAACTTGACGAAACATATCCTCAAAAGACTCTCTGTATTCTTTATGGCGAGTCAGTCCCCTAAAATGCACATCGGCAATGTGTACACAACTAAATTTCATGAAATTCCTAAATTATTGATCCGCTCTTAATCTTGCGGATCATATGATAAAGACGATCTGAACTCTTCCAAACTGGCGCAGATTCCCTTCTTTTGTTAAAAACGTCTCTATTCATAGAACCAACATCCTCATATCCTGTAACATCCATCATCCTCACTTCCACACCAAACTCACTCAAGAGCTTAGCGAATTTGTGTGATTTTCTTTCAGCATCCGGATCCAGTGCCAGCAAAATCGGTGTCTGGTTTTTAACAATTTTCTGAAATATCTCGTGATCTTTCTGAAGGCTACAGCCCAAAATACAACTGGCATTATCATTGCATTTCATAAGATCAAAAGGGCCTTCCACCAGTGTTAGCTCTTTTTTCCAATCAATATTTAATTCGTTGAAAACCACAGATTTTTTTGGCACCTTGGAATTTAAATATTTCATTTGTGAACCGGAATCAATCGTTCTTGCCACCAAATAATTTAGTTCACCCTCATCATCAAAAGAAGGAACAATAAGACGGCGCCGATATCGACCCTGCAAACACGTACCCAATTTATAATACCAGAGATCCCTTTCATTTAGCTCTCTGGAAATCGCATACTTTAAAACAGCCATGGCATCCGGATCGATACATCGACATGCAACCACTTCTGTGAGGGGGGTGAATTTGGCAGGTAGCTCAACCTTAAGCTCTTGTTCAGGTGCATTTTCCCCTTCTCTAACGAGCCTAAGCTTACCACCAAAGATCCCGACACATTCTTCCACCAAAGAAGGTCTGTACTTACGAACTAGGCTAACTGGAGACCGACCCTTAAGATCGCAAACCCAACAGTGATAGTTGCCAGTGTCTAACTTAACAATGAGTTTTCTTTTCTCGGTTCCTGCTTTTCCACAATTTGGGCACTTGAACGCAAAATTCAACCCATCAGTGCTTCTATCACAAGATCCCAAAGCCTTTTTAAGAAAAGACAGCCTACCTCTCAAATTGCTCATTAAGTAAATGTATCATCAATTGAGTGGTATGTTCAAATCGTAGATCAGCGCAGAAGCAATCACATATGCATCAGCCATATCAAAAACCGAATTATCAAAAATGACTTCACCCTTTCTAGGACCTGATTTAAGGGTTTTCATTGGCCACTGATATCCTGGATGTTCTCTCTCAATACGATCGGAAACCCAGTCATGAACTTGATGCTTGGTAGGTTTACCGCCATGGCTCTTACGAATAATGCGAATTCCCAAAGTTTTGCGAGCAGCGTTAACATTCAGATGCCTAGGTTCCAAACCTAAAATCTGATAGCTGAGAAGCGAAACAATTCCATTGAAACGTGCCAAAACTGATAGCGTTTTTGCCGAAGAAAGCCCAGGACGAAAAGCCTGCAAGTTTTCTTCAATAGAGATCCATTTTATTTTGTGTTGCTTTGCAAGTTTTTTTAAGCATTTTTGTACTGCATCAGCTTTTTTGTAAGTTCCTTTTATTTTTTGCAAATTGATGCTACCGATATCCACCAGCTTACCGGCGGGTGTCACAATACACCAACCTGTACAGGAAGTGCTCACATCTAAACCAAGTATTAAATCCATTAAAAATCTATTTTTACTCTAAAAAACAACTTATCTTGATCACGTTTCATCACTGGTTGTGCCAGATTGGTTCTTGCTATAATATTAAAGTTATTATCATGAAAGTTCAATCCGGTGATATAAACAAATTGCGAATTTTTGTCGTTTATGTTGTCCGACGGAAGAAGCTTTTGATATCGGGGGTTGGATGAAGAATTAAACATTCCGGCCGGAGCAGGAATCATCATTTCCAAAACATGCACATTTCTATCACCTTGAAACTCAATAGAATATGCCTCGTGAGATGCTACAGCTTGATCCCCTGCAACAATGACTGTTCCTAACTCAACTCCATCTTCCTCATACGCCTTCAGGCCCGGGGTACGCAGGTCAGATATTTGTGCTGCATTAAATCCAAATGTGTAAATGTGTGGAGACTTAATGGCAATCAATCCATCGTCATAAAAAACATTCCCAACACTATTCCATTTTGCATGGGGAGTTTTGGAATCAGCACGATACAAATTTCCGTCACCGTTATCACGCAAAACCATGCTCAATGGAGCCTTGAAATCGCTTGATTCTTCGGATTTCACCAGCCCCAATATGCCCCTGATTGTAAGCGAACCAGGCTGAATACGATCGCCATAATACAGGTTTGAAACATTAAAAAATGACACCATGTTGCTGCTGTTGTCCATCAAACCTGTGCCTACTGCCGTTATGGCACCCAGCTTTGCGACCGAATCCGGATCAACACCTTCCGGAAGATTGCTGGTAGATATTGCCTTTAATCCATTGGGAAAAAGGGCCGGCCAATAAGGTGTGGCTCCCATCACTGCATCACCTAGATTGCTTGTGGCACTACTCTGGTAATAGGCATTTGCCGGATCAATCGCAGCCATTTTATCCATAGTCCACATAGGGTCGGGAGGAGTTCCGTCTTCGGAGGGCTCAAGCTCTCCCTGGTATATCATGTCATTGAGTGTAATCAGGCTAAAGTCCAAAATCCCTTTGTCTGATACAAACTTATCTAAAAGGCTACCAGATTTGGGAGAAAACACATCGGCCTTGTAATCTAAAAATGGATTGGCTTTATCAAACTGCACCAGATCCAAGCTATCACTCCCTTGCAGCGCGCCAATAATTGAATCTGTTCCGCTGACCAACATGGGAAAATAGGGTCGAAATAGCCCGTTATCACATGGCATGATCAACGAATTAGCCTTGGCAATTTTTTCCTTACCTGCTGTTCCATATCCCAATAATGATGTCTTTGCCCCGTAGTCAGCCGGACTTTCCAACTCTGTTCCAAATCCATCGGTTGCGATTATGGCGGTGTTGTTGGTGAAGGTGGCGGATAACTTGTCAGGAACTAGAGAAGCCGTCAGGTTATAAAGTCGGGGATATTTTTTATTTGCAAAATCTCTTAAAAAATTAGGAAGATTAATTTGCAGGCAGTTTGTCGTAAAAGCCAGTTTCACATTAAACGGCGTGACCGTATCTTCATAGTTGGTTGCAGCGATGGTGCTAATTTCCGCTCCAGATTCATCGTAAATTGTAGTCGCTGCCGGATTGCACTTATAAAAAGGTGTCCATGCTACCTCACGTTTTGGAGTTTCCTTCACAAACGCCACGGGAAGATAGAACATCAGTTTTTGTTTTGGCTTGAGGGGCGGAAGGCCCGTGTATTGTACTCCATCAACTTCCAGGGTATGAACAGAAAGATCAGGATTAAAAATTTTACCAGTTCCGGCGGCAGCAGCGGCTATTTGGCCCCCGTAATGAATTCCCTTAGAGGAAAAATTCTGTATCATGTTATAGTTGAGCGTCGTCTGTGACCGCTTGGCTATAAGATCCGGATCAATTCCATATTGCCAGATTCTCAACTCATGCACCTCAGCCTGAAGATCATGTTGAAAACTAAAGTTTGTTGGAGATATGGTTTTGTCTGGCCGCAAAGTTGGAAGACCAAAAGCCGGTGACGAGTTGTTATTGAAAAACAGCGCAATTTCACTATCATTGGCTGCTGCATTTCGTCCCTCATAATAGTTTCCAATGAAAAGCGCGTCTGGATCTGAGACAGTACCTTCGCCACTTGGAAGTGCACTGGGAAAATATGCCGGCATGATGGAGGCTGACGGGATGCTGAATCTTCCTGTAGCATCCACTTTTCCATCAATTATAAAATGCCCTTCTTTCCCTTGCTGCGTGGGAGACCAGCGAATTGCAACATGGTGCCAGTGATTGTGGTATAATGATGCTGAACTCACAAAAATCATGTCTTTGCGCCAGCCCGGGCGGTTTGCCCTATAATTCACGATCCCGGCAACTTCACGCACATCATAATTATTGGGCACAGGTGTGCCGGCAGTCATGCCGGTATCTACACCTAGCGGTTGAAGCAATGTTACATCACGTGGAGCGACATCAGCGCTGTGCGAAAGCTGCAACATAATCTTAAAATCAGACGGATTGTTTTGAAGATCACGCTGGCTTCCAGTTACCAATGAAATCGCATAACAAGAAGACATGTGCATGATCGTACCCGCCGGGAATTCGCCCTGATCATCCAGTTTATTATATCGAGGATTGATCCAGAACTCAAACGTGAAACCATTGCGAGGTCGATACGGAGTATACAAAAATGACTTGTTTGTCACAATCTGTGACTTGATCGTGTCGGTGGCATTAATGCCATCAACACTAAGAAATGATGATGTGGATGCCGGATAAATCAGCGCTGTCCCGTTGGTGGGTACCCCAGTTGCCAGTGCATCATCGTTATACCCATGTGCATGATTGAGTGAACTAGTAAAAAAATTCAGACAATTAAAATTTGTATATGCCCAATTCATTCCTGGATATTGATGCTTGTAATTGTAAGCCAGCGTCTTACGAACAAAGTTTTTGGCCAGGCTAGCCGTTGTTAGTGTAGGGGCAGAGCGAAAATGACTTATCGATACCTGTTGCTGCTTGCGACGTGAGGAGGGCAGCATGCGCACTAAATTCATATAGCCATCAACTATATCTAGCGCATTAGCATTTGGGATTAGTGACAGAGTTTCATTGGCAACTTTCAATGCATCAAGAGCATTGATTAATACTGATTCACCAAAAGCAGTCTTCTGATTCTCGTTCAGGAACTCAGCGTCTTTTTCTATTGGGGATCTTTGAGCATATACATATACGGAACCGGTAACACCATGTGAACCGGTGCTAAAAGATCTACTTGGATGAGTCTCCAAAGTAGATACATCAAAATTTCTGGGCGTAAGTGCAATAACTGACATCTTTCACACAAAATTTGACTTAAAAATCAAGTCGGACTCGGAACGTTATATCCTTCTGGTCATTTTTTTCAATGGGCCGAGACATTTTTGCCACAGCCAACAGTGTATCTGACGCATCATATAGGCCAATTGTTGTTGGCATGGAAAACGCACGTGAAGTGGCATCATTGCCATCAATTACTACAATGGAATTTTTGCTATCAACAAATGTTGGATTAGATGAATAATTGAACTCATCGGCTCCAGCCCGACAGAAAATCAGGGTAGAATTAATTTGTGTTTGATTTTGAAATGTGGTAGCCGTCAAAGAAGAACCCGACTGAAAGCGACAGCCAGCAAAATGATCAATAATATTATCCATTGAAGCCGACACTAAAAAGTCTGGAATAAATTTGGCTTTTGGATTCTCTCCTCCCGGGGTCCCAATGATAGTTTTTCCTGCTGCAATAACGTCACCATCAATGGTATGTTGAGTTGACATTGCATCGATTGTACCACTACAAAACTGGCTTCCTGAAATTACCTTATCCAGGTTTAAAATAACAGTTCCTTCATCATAATAAATCAGTCCTACACTTTCTGCTGTATTGGAAGAATCGCACAACCGTCCAACGTCACCCCCATATACACTTTTTTGCTGATTCTGTGAAGAACCAATGTCAGTAATGATCATCGCACTTCCTGTAGAAGTGGAATTGATATTCGTGCCTAGTGTAGGTTGATTGGTAAAAGGTGACCATGCGTTTCTAACGCCTGCTGATGTACCACCTGCATTCCCAGTATCTATAACCATCGCAGCCGTTGTGAACATCTTAAGGGCAAACGTTTCTCTCTTGATGTTGTCCCTAGAAAATAACCTCTTAAAACTTAAGAATAATGCGTTGTCAATTGTATCACTTGAATTTGATGATCCTATGGGACTATAAAACCGACCCGTCGCATTTCCAAGCAATAATTGTGCATATTGCTTATAGATGTCTATTTTTTCTCTCATCATTAATGATGTGGAAGGAAACAAGAGTTTTCCATTCGCATCCTCACCAGTAGATGATGTCAATACTGTGGTTCCTGAATAATACAGGCCCATGGTCATATCAACTATAGGATTTGCAGTTTGGAGTGTAAATGCCTGATCATAAACAGTTTGAAACAGCGAAGATGTAACGCCTGGGCCGATACCCCCGGTCACAAATACCTGCATTTTTTTTCTAGTAGTACTACCCGAAATGTCAGCCTGAATTATATCAATTAATTGATTTAAGTTTGACTTTGACGTCTTTACGTCTTTAGGATTAAGGGGTTTAAAAATTGCCATTCTTCAATTACCTCATTATTCTTTAACTTGCCGTAGTATTTGTGATTTGGGCTTCAATCAAGGTTTGAGCACCGGTAAAAAATCCCTTGATATCGATATATGTCTTGATCAAATTTTGGTTAGCATATGTTGCAAAAACTGAAAATTGATTGATTGGCCTAGTCGCAACCACGAATGACAACTGGCTTCCTCCCTTTGATGTGGGCGTTTTATCGGCATTTAAAAGATAAGTTGCAATATTATCAGTGTTTACCATGGGTGTCTGACCCGGAATAAACAAAAACCGATTTTGCAACTTGACTTCAAAAAGCCCATCCACAAGTTCTGGAGATATTGCTGACTGGTTTGTAATCGCCTGTTGCACAGTTACATTTTTCTTATTGCCACTAACATCAGAACTAATTGTCATTGCCAAAACTGTCCCATTTCCTTCCAATGTGGTGGAAAGAGATGGAAGCCGCAACAGGGTATTTGAGCTTAAGCTCAACAACTTATGCCTTAAAGCAAGATTGCCACGGGTTTGCGCTTCCATTACCGGTGTGTTTTTGATAAGCTTTTCTTTACCAACAGTTGTTCCATATTTTTTAATGATTGTATAATCCACCTCATCATCACCCAGTGCAAATTTAACAATTGAAAAAGAGCCATTGTTTAATGCTAAAGCGCGGCGGCCGCTATCAGTTAAAACGGCGTCAATTAATATATTGTTGGTAGAGTTATCAAGAAATCCCATTATTCATCTCCAGTGCTTGCGAAATAAGTATTAATCCAAAAAAAAACCAACTTCCATAAAATAAGCATTTAAAAACAAAAGTAAACCATAACGAAGAGCCGTCCTAATCCCAAAATACTCTTATTGGCTATATCCCACGGCATTGATGTGCAGCTGTAGAAGCTCAACTTTGTGACGATCCAGATTTGCAATTGACATAATATATCTTCCTTCCGGATATGGAATTCCATCCGGCATTGGGGGAGGTATTGTATGATCAGATTTCACCATAAAAAGCTGCAAGTCTTCAACATCCGGTGTACCAAAATTTTTAAAGAGATGTCGAGCATCAGGATCAAAAGCTATCATCATCTGATCATATCCACTAGTGGCCATCCTATCGGCTGTCAAGTTAACTTCGCCCAATTTTGTTGATATGTCTTCCCGAATAAACCAATTGGGATAATGGGGTGGAGCCTTTTCACTTGAAAGCAAAGAAACATTCAACCGGTTTCTTGCCTTGTCAAAAGACACAGAGTATTGTGCGGATAGATTACTCCATTTTCCAGAAATATCGCCAGACATCACACAATAAATGTATGTGCTATCCTTGTTAAATTCCGGATCCGTGTAAAAAGTCAACGGATGCTTTCCTGTCTTTTTAATCAAGGAAGGACGAATTTGATCCGTGTATCCCACCCCATATTTGGCTGAATATGGATTAAAATCGTAAAGACGTTGCAGCTGAAATGGTTCATACACACTTGATCTTCTAAAAACCTTAAAATATGCGATGTCACCAGCTGTATCATGTGGGTAAGACCAGTGAAAAGTCATTTCACTGTTGTAATAATCCCAAACAAACTTAAGATCACGAGGATTGGCAGGGGGAAGATCCCACGCAGAATCTTTTGTATTTACTGTCACGCACGGGCCCGGCTTGGAAAGAATGAAAGCGCTTATCACATGAGCATTTGGTGAGTCGCCGCCGGCATCATATGCAATTAACCGTACCTCTGCCACAGTTCTGGGTCGATACATGTACGTCGCTCCGCACCTTACTTTGGTATCAATCCCAGATGTATGACTTGGG